AGCGCCAATTTACACACGAGGATAAATTCATCCCATGGAAAGCAGAATACCAAGTGACGAGATCAGGCAGATTGCTGAGGACTTGATCGAGCAAATGCCTGAGCTTGAGTACATCAAAAACAGCAGCGCAAACATCGCGTACCTGATGAGCGATGCCGAGAAGAAGAGCGGCGGCAAGCTGGTGCTCGGTACATGTGAGCGTGTGGCGAGCAAATGGTTCTGGATCGTCCCGTATGAATACCTGATCACGCTCTATCTGCCAAACGTGGAGCGGCTGAATGATGAGCAGATGAGGGCACTGGTGCTGCATGAGCTCCTGCACATCGACATCGAGGTGGATGGCAATGAGGAGGAGTACAGGATCAGGCCGCATGACTTCGAGGACTTTATGATCGTGATCAACAGATTTGGATTGGACTGGGCGAGGGAAGATGTCGAGACTTGAAAAGCTAAAGGAGCTCGAGGCAGACCTGCGCGAGCTGATGCGCAAAGCCCCAAGCAGGACATACGCATCCCTTGCTCGCCAATACAGGGAGACGCTGAGAGAGATAGACGAGCTGGAGGATGATAAGGATGACGGCGACGAGATCGCGCAGATACTCGACGACCGAGACGCTGATGGGCGAGCAGGAGCCGTCAGAGAGAGTCGTGCCCGACTATGACGACACAGATGGAGCGGATGCCGAGCGCATCTTGAGAGTCGGCAACCTAGTGCTTGACCCGTGGCAGTCTCAGGCCCTCAGGGACTGGATGGCTGTGACGAGGTGGGGCCGCTGGGTGTGCGGCACATGTGCCGGCTCAGTGCCGCGACAAAATGGCAAGAGCGGCCTCGTTGAGGGGCGAGCGATGGCCGGCATGATCATGTATAACGAGCAGGTCATATACACTGCGCACCTGCAAAAGACAGCGACCGAGACCTTTGAGGAGATGGCCGCTTTTTTTGAGGCCCCGAAGCTCAAGAGGTATGTCAAGGATATCAAGACGGCTCTGGGCCGCGAGCAGATCATCCTGACATCCGGGGCAAGGGTCAAGTTTTTAGCCAGGACAAGAAATGGAGGCCGTGGCCAACACGGTGACCTGCTGATATTTGATGAGGCGCAGGAGCTTGACGAAAATGCACAGGCCTCGTTTATCCCTGCGATCTCTGCCAGCATCAACCCTCAGACAATTTATGTGGGGACGCCTCCAGACCCGACAGCCTCGGGCACCGTCTTTAGGACGATCAGAGACAAGGCCCTGTCAGGCAAGAGCAGCAGCACGGCCTATTTTGAGTTTGGCGTCAAAGAGATCGGCGATGTGACCGATCAATCCAGATGGGCCCAGACCAATCCCGCGCTTGGGAGGAGGATACAGCTCAGCACTATAAAAAATGAGTCGGAGCAGATGCCTCCTGACACCTTTGCCCGCGAGCGCCTCGGCTGGTGGATGCCAGTGCGCACAGAGCAGGATGACAAGGCCCTCGACAAGGCCGCGTGGATCGCCTGTGGCAGCTCCGAGCTCAAGCCCGATGGAAAGACTGCCTATGGTGTGAAAATCACAGCAGACGGCGCTGCCGTGGCCTTGTGCGGCGCTGTGATCGGCCCTGACGGAGTCACACGCATCTCGCTGATAGATTATCGATCGACAGCTCACGGCCTTGCATGGCTCGCCCAGTGGCTCAGGGAGCGATACGGAAAGGCAAGCTGTGTGGTGCTCGATGGCCGGGGAGGCGTCGATGTGATCATCGACAAGATCGGCGACGTGTGGCGGGTCAAGGGCTCGATCGTCAGGGCCGGGGCCCGCGACGTGGTGGCCGCTGCCGGCATGCTGGTCGATGCGGTCAGCGCCAAGGAGCTGACTTGGTATGACAAGCAGGACACGCTCAACGCCTCGGCGCTGGGCGCGATCAAGAGACCGATCGGCGGCGGCTGGGGCTTTGGAGGCGATGAGTCAGCCCCGATCGAGGCAGCTGCCCTCGCCCTCTGGGGCGTCAAGACGACCAAGAGAGACCCGAATAAAAAAATGAGGATAGGGTAAAGACATGTATATGCTATCAATCAACCCGGGCACTGTGGTCGGGCTCGCACCTGACGATCAGGTGCGGCTTGCAAAGCTGCTTGATGTTTTCAACAACCACAGCGCCAAAAATGAACAGAAGAATCGTTATTACGAGGGCAAGATCAGCCTCTCCGAGGTCAATCTCGGCATCGCCCTCCCTGTCACAATGCGAAATCTCGAGATCGGCTGTGCATGGGGAGCAAAGGCGGTCGATGTGCTCGCATCGCGCAGCATGTTTGATGGATTTGTCGGTCAGGATGGCATGGCAGATGATGAGCTGACGCAGATCACGGTCGACAATCGCCTGATCGCCGAGTATCAAAAGGCCTGCCGGGACGAGCTCAAATATGGCGTGACCTTTGCCACACTGTCTGCACGGTCGGCACGCGATAGGGCCCGCGTAAAAATACGATGGCACTCAGCGCAGACGGCAGCGGCCATCTGGTCGGGCGAAAAGTGCCGCATCGATTACGGGATGGCGATCATCGACACAGCTCCCGACGGCAGTGACTCGCTGGCATGGTCGCCATCTAGAGTCAACATGTACACCGACACAGACGTGATCGTGCTGGAGCGCGAGGGCGACATGTGGAGTGCATATTATATGCCGCATCGTATGGGCAGGCCGCTCATGGAGCCGATGATCTACGATGCGACCAGCCAAAAGCCTTTTGGACGCTCTCGCATCAAGGAGCCGGTCAGGAGGCTCATACAGGGCTACGTCAGGACGATCGCAAATGCGACGATCGGGCTTGAGTTTGCCACATCGCCGCAAAAGTACATCCTCGGTGTGACCGACGAGCAGTATGACGTGCTGATCACGCAGAAATTTAAGCAGTATGTGGGCTCGATCATAGCCGCGACGGCTAACCCGGACACCGGCGAAAAACCGAGCTTTGGCCAGCTCCAGCAGGGTTCACTTACACCTCACGTCGAGATGCTGAGAGTGTTGGCTACACAATTCAGCGCAGCGACTGGCCTGTCCATCATGGACACCGGCGTGGTCAACAATGCAAACCCGACCTCTAGCGACGCTGTGATCGCGCAGGAGAAGACCTTGATCATCATGGCCGAGCAGCTCAATACCTCCAATCGCGAGGCCCTCAGGACGATCGCCCAGATGGCCCTTGCCATCAAGCACAGCACGACCCTCGATGAGGTCGAGACCACGGCCATCCCGCACTTTAAAAACCCGGCGATGCCGAGTGTGAGCGCGACTGCTGATGCGGCTCTCAAGATCGCCACAGCCCGTCAGGGATTTGCCAACACAGACGTCTTTGCCGAGATGATCGGCTTTGACATCGCTGACATCCGACGCATCAAGGCGCAGGAGCAGAGGGCGGCAGGCCTTGCGATGCTGAGCGGCCTCGAGTCGTCGATCAGGGACATCGAGGCGACAGGTGGTGATGATACATGACGATCAGCGCAGAGGATTGGGATAAGTACATCAAACGGCTGTCCCGCATCCAGCGCAAGGCCGCTGAGGAGATGAGGGCCCAGATCGAAAAGGTCGGCTATGAGGATGTCAGGGCGTTGGTCGATTTTGCCTATGGGCTGACAAGCTACTACGGCGAAATGTCAGCGGCCCTCTCGGCTGAGATGTACGACGCGATAGCACTACTCGAGGAGGCCTATACAGCGCCTGCCGAGATGGCGGCCACAGCGAGCTATGGTGAGGTGGCAAAGGCAGTCTATGGGACGGCCAAGCATCGCAACGGAGAGCTTATGGCCGGCGCTGTCGAGCGCATGGTCAAAATGGCAAGCGCTGACACGATGGTCACCAACGCCATCAGAGACCGCAAGGAGATGGCATGGATACCTCGTGGAGACACGTGTGCCTTTTGCATCATGCTCGCCTCCAGAGGCTGGGAGAGGGCCAGTGACAAGGCCCTGAGCGGCGGACACGCCGAACACATCCATGCTCACTGTGACTGCACCTTTGCGGTGCGGTCTGGGCGCAGCCTTGAGTACGCAGGATACGACCCGGATAAGTATTTGGACATGTACTACGACGCCGATGGCATGACGTGGCAGGAGCGTGTCAACTCTATGCGACGCGATGCCTATGCGGCGAACAGAAAAAAGATACTCGCCCAGAAAAAAGCGGCGAGGGAGATCAGCCAAGAGCTTGAGAGCTCAGAGGCTGAGGAGATAAAGGCATAAAAGGACGCTGACGAGCGTCTTTTTTTGTGCTCACAGCACAGCAAAAAAGCTGTTTTGCAGCTACGGCCCGCTCGGATCGCGAGCCAGGTGCCGAAAAAATGCTGTGCGGAGCGCACAGATGGCAACTCGTGCCTCAAACGAGGTCAGGACTCTTAGAAGGAGGAGCATATGGAGACTGAGATCACTCAGGTGGAGCAGACGCAGGTGACAGAGGAGTCTACCCGTACATTTACACAGGATGACGTCAATCGGATTGTCAGCGAGCGTCTTGCGAAGGAGCGCAGCAAGTATGAGGGCTATGACGAGTACAAATCAAAAGCCGCCGAGCTGGATGCGCTCAAAGAATCACAGAAAACAGAGCTACAAAAGGCTACGGAGCGGGCAGATCAGCTCGCTGCTGAGCTGGATGCGCTCAAGACAGCGTCACAGATCAAGGCCGTCAGGGATACGGTGGCAGAGGCCACGGGAGTCCCGGCATCACTGCTGACTGGATCGACAGAGGAGGAGTGCAAGGCGCAGGCCGAGGCGATCCTCAAATTTGCCAAGCCTCAGGACTATCCAACAGTAAGGGATGGCGGCGAGGTGACGCAGCACATCACAGGCAAATCGCGGGATAAATTCGCCGCGTGGTTCAATTCACTTTAACTTTAAAGGAGGCCAACTATGGCAGGTATCAACACTAATAGGACTAATTTAACTCTCCCGACAGAGCTTGCTGCTGAAATCATCCAGAGCACGCAGGAGCAGTCTGCTGTCATGCAGCTTGCACGGCAGATCAGCCTGCCCGGCAATGGCCTGACCATTCCGGTCATCACTGCTGACCCGACAGCCGAGTGGGTCGCTGAGACCGCTGAAAAGCCGGTCAGCAATCCGGGACTCTCCACCAAGATCATGAGCGCTTACAAGCTCGCAGTCATCGTGCCTTTTTCCAACGAATTTAGGCGCGATGTCCCGGCACTTTACGACGCAATCGTGAGACGCATCCCGGGCGCTCTTGCGGCCAAGTTTGATGCTACGGTATTTGGCGCAGTAGGCGCTCCGGGCTCCAATTTTGACACCTTGGCCAGCGCAACTGCGCAGTCTATCAGCACCGATGCCTATGCGGGCCTTGTGGCTGCTGACACGGACATCTCCAATCATGGCGGCATCCTCAACGGCTTTGTGCTCGCTCCTCAGGGCAAGGGCATCCTGCTCGCCGCTGTGGATGGCGACAGACGCCCGCTTTTTATTAACTCTGTGGCCGATGGAGCCATCCCGATGATTCTGGGGGCCCGCACGCTCGTATCCAAGGGAGCGTATGTGGCCGGCACTCCCGGCACTCCCGGCACTCCCAACACGGTCGGCGTAGCCGGCGACTGGAGCAAGGCCGTATATGGCACGGTGGAGGGCGTCCAGATTTCCTATTCGGAAGACGCGACCATCAAGATCGGTGATGAGCAGATCAATCTTTTCCAGCGCAACATGTTCGCTGTCAGGGCCGAGATCGAGGTCGGATTCCGCGCCGACGTCACTGCATTCAATCGTCTGACCTCTGCGTCGTGACGAAGCTGATCAATCGCCTGACGGGATCGGTCATGTACGTCGCCGACGCTCGAGCGGAGGAGTACCTTGCGGCAGGCCACAAGCCTGCCGCTGATGCGGCGTTTATGCCCGAGCCAATCGAGCCGATCGAGACGGCACAGGAGGTCAAAAAGCCGGCAAAGAGACGCACGGCAAAAAAGTGAGGTGATCACCATGACATATGCAGAGGTCACCGATGTGCAGGCGAGGATGACCCGCACGCTGACAGCAGACGAGCGGCTGATCTGCCAGACCCTGCTTGAGGATGCGGCGGTCAAGATCGACGCGATCGCGAGCGGTGCCACCAACGAGGCCAAAAAGGTTGTTTCCTGCGAGATGGTCAGGCGGGTGCTCGGAGACGGACAGCCGACAGGCATCCCGATCGGGGCGACCCAGGGCAGCATGTCAGGGCTCGGCTATGCGCAGAGCTGGACGATGACCGGCGGCGGGTCATCCGGGCAGATGTACATCAGCAAGGACGACCGGCGCACGCTGGGACTCGGCAAACAGATTGGGTCTCACAGCCCGATCGAGGACGTGACGGAGGTGCCGACATGGTGGGGATGACTGTGCAACTCGTCGTTGAGACGCAGACAGGGACAGACCCTTTCGGCACTCCGATCGTCACCGAGACGCTCGAGGACGTCGAGGATGTGCTGGTCGGCCAGCCCTCCACGGATGACATCACGAGCTCGCTGGAGCTCTACGGCAAAAAGATCGTCTATATGCTGGGCATCCCCAAGGGAGACACCCACGAGTGGCGAGACCGCACCGTGATCATCTTGGGCGAGCGTTACCATACATTTGGCATCCCGATGACCGGCATACAAGACAACATCCCGCTGCGATGGGGCAAAAATGTGAGGGTCGAGCGTTATGAGTAACATCGAATTTAAACTCAACGGGGCGGGCGTCAGGGCCTTGCTCCAATCCTCGGCGATGCTCTCGGAGATCAGCAAGTACGGCAACCGGGTGCTCAGCAGGGCCGGCGATGGCTACGAGATGGACACCGGCGACACTGGCCAGCGAGTCAAGGTCAGGATCAGGGCGGCAACCTTTCGGGCGAGGCTCGACAATGCACGAAGTAACACCCTGCTCAAGGCGTTAGGAGGCGGCTGATGATCAATATCGAGGCATTTATCATAGCTCACCTCATGGAGGAGCTGCACCTGCCGGTGTATGGCGATGTGCCGGTCAGGGATAAGCCTGATCGGTATGTCACTGTCGAGCGGGTCGGCGGGTCAAAAGAGGACACCATAAACGGGGCCATGATCGCTCTCCAGAGCTATGCCCCGACAAGATACGAGGCCTCAGAGCTCAACGACGATGTCTGCGAGGCGATGGAGGCCATCTATGAGCGTGATGAGATTTGCAGCATCTCGCTCAACTCGACATATAACTATCCAAAAATCGACGAAAAGCAGCCCAGGTATCAGGCTGTGTATGACGTCAAATACTACTGAGGAGGCAAACAATGGCAAACACTGCGACCAATGTAAGCGTCGGCAAGCCTAAAATCACAGGCGGCATCTGGAGGGCCCCGATCGGGACGACCCTGCCGACTGATGCAGTCACGGCCCTCGATGCAGCTTTTGTCACCGTCGGCTATGTCAGCTCTGACGGTGTGACAAATAACAACGGACTTTCGACAGACTCGCTCAGGGCGTGGGGCGGCGATGTCGTACTGATCTACCAGACAGAGACGACCGACACCTTTGCTTTTAACCTGCTTGAGGTGCTCAATCCCGATGCGCTCAAGGTTCCATTTGGTGATGACAATGTCACCGGGACACTCACGACCGGCATCACCCTCAGGGCCAATGCAGCCGACAAGGGCGAGCATGTTTATGTCATCGACATGATCCTGAGAGACGGCGCCCTCAAGCGCATCGTAATCCCTGACGGCAAAGTCAGCGAGATCGGAGAGGTCACGTACAAGGATGACGAGGCGATCGCCTACCCGGTCACGATCACGGCGCAGGCAGGCACCGACGGCGACACCCATAAGGAGTACATCATCAGGCCCTGATTGATGAGAGAGGAGAGATGAGATGACAAAAGTAGTGACTGACTCTGGCTTTGAGGTCGAGGTGGATGCAGAGACCTTACAGGACTCGATGGAGTTTTTAGACGCGATCATCGCGGCTGACAGCGGCGACCTCAAGGGAATCCCGACACTGATGAGTATCATGCTCAATCAGGATGACAAAAAGCGGCTATATGAACACTGCCACGTCGATGGCCGCACATCCATCCGCAAGATCAACACTGAGATCAAAGACATCCTCAGCAAGATGGGCGGCCAGTCGGAGCCGGTAAAAAACTGATAGCCCTTGCCGCGATGCTTGGCCACAACAGGACGATGGTCATGTGCGATATGGCCGAGACCTATGGCATCTATGACATGTGGGGGCTGCCGCTCAGCACGACGGCAGCCCTTGCGTGCGGCCTCCGGGAGGACAGCCGCATCAGGATGTCGATGAGAGGGGACAGGATCACGACTGAGACGCTCATGCTGGCCACCATCGCGGACAGCATGAGAGTGCTGACGTGGATGCAGACAGAGGACGGCCACAAGGGCACAAACAGGCCAAAGTCAATCCTCAACATCCTGACAAAGGAGCAGGATGAGGAGGATGAGCCTGTCCAGTATGCCACGGCGGCAGACTTTGACGCGGCAAGGGCAGAGATCATAAGGAGGTGCAGCGGTGGCTGACACGACACTCGGGACAGCGTATGTGCAGATCATGCCATCTGCAAAAGGCATCGCTGGCTCGATCAAAAATACATTAGCACCAGAGGCCACGAGCGCAGGCGAGAGCACGGGCCAGAGCCTCGGGTCTACAATCGTCAGCAAGGTCAAGGGCATCATTGCGGCGGCTGGCATCGGGGCGGCTTTCAAGGCCTCTCTGGAGGCCGGCGGCGATCTACAGCAGAGCTTTGGCGGCCTTGAGACGATCTATGGCGAGGCGGCCACAGCGGCGAAGAATTACGCTCGCGAGGCGGCTCAGGCCGGCATCAGCGCCAATGACTACGCCGAGCAGGCGGTCAGCTTTGGCGCTGCTCTAAAAATGGCATACGGCGGTGATACGACCAAAGCGGTCGAGGCGGCAAATACTGCCTTGCTGGACATGGCTGACAATAGCGCCAAGATGGGCACTGACATCGGTAGCTTGCAGACCGCATATCAGGGCTTTGCGAAACAAAATTACACCATGCTGGATAACTTAAAGTTAGGCTATGGTGGCACCAAGGAAGAGATGCAGAGGCTGCTCACTGATGCCGAAAAGTTGTCAGGTGTCAAATATGACATCAGCAATCTCGGCGACGTGTATGATGCCATCCATGTCGTGCAGGAAAATCTCGGCCTGACCGGCGTAGCTGCGCAGGAGGCATCTGAGACCTTTTCCGGGTCGCTGGGAGCAATGAAAGCGGCTGCGACCAATCTGATGGCAGACATCTCCCTTGGCAATGACATAAGCGCAGACCTCGCAGTGCTGGATGATGCTGTTTTTGCTTTCACCAAAAACTTGCTGCCAATGGTTGGCAATGTCTTACAGGGGCTACCTGATGTGATAAGTGGTGCCTTTAGCACAGCGATCGGGACGCTCAATTTTGTAGCAAACAATGCTCACATCATCGTGCCGCAAGGCATCGAGCTCGTGATGCGGCTGGCACAAGCTGTCGTTGACGGGCTGCCTTATTTGATCGAGGCGGGCGTCAGGATCGTGACGGTGTTTGGCCGGCAGCTCCTGACCTATGACTGGATTGGAGCGGCGAGCGAGCTGATGAGCTCGCTTGGGTCAAGCCTTTCAACAGCGGCGTCTGAGATATTTGGCACTGATGACCCAGGTCAAATCCTGAGCATGATCGGGCAGGGAATCTCTAATGCGCTCCCTAATCTGCTGTCTAAAGGCTCTGAGATCATACAGACGATCATCGACGGGATCACGACCTTCGCGGTCAATTTGCCCACCACGATGGTATCGATCGCAACCACGGCCGGCGAGTTTTTTAAGTCGATCGATTGGATCGGCATCGGCTCGTCTGTGCTCCAATTTGTGATTGACGGCATCAGCAGCCTCGGGTCGTCTCTCTGGACAATCGTGACGACACTCGGGACGCAGGCCGGCGAGCTGTTTAAGTCGATCGACTGGCAAACAGTCGGATACACGGCGCTGACATTTGTGATCAACGGGATCAGCACCCTCGGCAGCGCTCTGGGCACCATTGTGCAGACGATCGGAGCAAAGGCAGGCGAGCTCTTTGATGGAATCGACTGGGCCACGGTCGGCACGACAGCGCTCAATTTTGTCATAAACGGCATCAGCTCTCTCGGCGGGGCTCTCGGCAGCTTGGTAAAGGGTATAGGTGATAAGGCCGGCGAGCTCTTTAAGGGAGTAAATTGGGCGTCAGTCGGCACGGCGGCGATCAATTTTATCATCAACGGCATCAGAGGCATCATGTCTCTCGTGCCAAACACCTTGAGGACGATCGGGTCGACGGCAATGTCTGCCTTTACCAATATTGACTGGGCCTCTGTAGGTCGAAACGTGATTAGCGGCATCGCAGGCGGCATCTCTGGAGCGGCAGGAGCGATCGCGGACGCGGCACGGACTGCTGCCAGCAATGCACTCGATGCAGCCAAGAAATTTTTGGGCATCAAGTCGCCGTCTCGAGTTTTTAGGGATCAGGTCGGTAAGATGATCCCGCTGGGCGCAGCGGCAGGCATTGAGGCCGAGGCAGGCGTGGTCACGGATGCCGTGGATGACATGTGGGACGCGGCAGTCCCGAGCTCCTCGGAGATCAGTGCGGCGATGTCTATGCCGGCAGGATCAGGATCACGACCGGCGACCGGCAATGCGGTGACGTACAATGTGCCGATCACGATCAACGCTGCACCGGGCATGGATGAGCGGCGGCTTGCCGATTACGTCATCGATCGGATCACGATGCAGGTGCGGCAGGAGAGAGCCGCATGGGGAGGCGCTTGATGATTAAAAAGCCATTTGGGACACACAAAGGCCGCTTTAAATTTGGCGGCCTCGACTCTGCTGACTATGGTGTCTACCTCCAAGGAGGTGGCACCTACGACGCTCCAGAGCGGCGACATAAGCAGTACATCATCCCCGGGCGGAGCTTGCCGCTCACGCTCGATGAGGGTGTGTATGGCACGGTCGAGCATCGGTACAAGGCATTTATCGCGAGGGGATTTGAGGACAGAATCGAGCGCTTTAGGGATGACCTGATGCGGGTGACCGGGTATGTGCGGCTTGAGGATGACTACCACAAAGATGAGTATTATCGAGCCAAGTACATGCGGGGCCTTGAGGTCGATGTTGCTCCCATGGCCAGAGCCGGCAGCTTTGACCTTGTTTTTGAGAGGGACGGCAGGCGCTTTTTGATCGATGGAAGCTATCCCGTGAGGGTGACTGGTCGGTCATTTCTCAAAAATCCCACAGAGCACCCGGCAGCTCCTCTGATCACCGTCTATGAGTACGGCACATTCCAGATCGGCGAGATCGAGATCACCGTGAGCCGCACCTCTGCATCGACGGGCGTGACTGTGATCGACAGCGAGATGATGGATTGCTACGACAAGGCGACCGGGGCAAATCTAAACAGTGCGGTGACCTTTGAATCTAATGACTTTCCGACCCTGCCGGGGCAGGCACTGACCGATGTGCAGCTCATCAGCGGCGGGATCACGATGGTCGAGATCATCCCCAACTGGTGGAGGGTATGACATGACTCCTGTACTTTTTCAGCCCGGGCCAATATCACACGCATCAAATGGGATCGGGAGACTGACGGATGCTGTCAGGTGCGAGGTCACCGAGGTGCGCAATGGGTCGTATGAGCTTGAGCTCGACTATCCCATCACCGGCGTGCACTTTTATGATCTCAAGAGGGACTACGTCATATATGTGACCCATGACGAGACAAAAGTGCCTCAGCCATTTGCCCTATATGCAAGGTCGGCCCCGATCGATGGCATGGTGACCTTTTACGCACATCACATCTCGTATGACCTCGACAGGATCACGGTTATGCCCTTTACGGCGGCATCCTGTGCGGAGGCCCTCACCTCGATAAAATCCCATGCAGCAAACTCTTGCAACTTTGTATTTGAGACCGATATCACAAGCACGGCATCGATGACAGTCAGCGTCCCGACGTATGCCCGCAAGGCTCTCGGAGGGATGCAGGGGTCTGTGCTCGACACTTATGGTGGGGAGTATGAATGGGATGACCGCACAGTGCACCTCTGGGCCAGCAGGGGCCGTGATACGGGCTATCAAATCAGATACGGCAAAAACTTGCTCGATATCAAGCAGGACATCGACACAAGCCAGACTTACAACTCTGTGACTCCATACTGGTTTAAAGAGGTCGACGGCGTTGACACTCTCGTGGTGCTGCCAGAGATGGCGATCGACGCAGATGGCACCTTTGGAGACCGTGGCCATATACTCAACCTGACCGAAAAATTTGAGACACAGCCGACGGTGGAGCAGCTCCGGGCCGAGGCGCGTAAGAGCCTCCCTAGCTCTGGGACGACAGCCCCAAATGAGACCATCGAGCTCGACTTTATCCAGCTCTGGCAGACAGATGAGTACAAGCACATCGGCTATGAGCTCCAGACTATGAGGCTCTGTGACACGGTCGATGTGTATTACACCCGCCTCGACATCGAGGCACCTGGGGTCAAGATCGTAAAGACTGTATACGACTCCCTCAGAGACATCTATATTGGCATGACGCTCGGCGAGCTCAAGACGACGCTCAATGAGCTGATCAGCAGATAAGGAGGCTCAAATGAGCGTGATCAATGTGGTCGTGATGGATCAGACTTTGACCATCACGCAGGCACCGACCATCGCGGCAAAAGGCGTCAATGAAGACTATATCAGATTTGACCTCTCAGAGGAGTGGGACGGCTTTACTGTAGCTGCCCTCTTTTTTGCGGAGGATGCGCCCGATGCCGTCTATAAGACATCAGTGACAAACGGGCAGGCCATCGTGCCGCACGAGGTGACGGACTGTGCCGGTTATATTTATTTCGGGCTTGCCGGCGTCAAGGATGACATCGTCTACACGTCAGAGCTCCTGAGGTACAAGATTGTCGAGGGCCTCTATGAAGGCCAGTCAAGTGAGGAGCCTACGCCTAGCATCTACGAGCAGTGGGCCAATGCGGTGGCCCAGTACGCTGCCGGCGTGGCAACTATGAGCGGACAGGTGGAGAGCCTGAGCAATCGTCTGTCGATCGCCGAGGCGCTCCAGACTGACACCATGAGCGGCAGCAAGATCGAGACCTACACGAGTGACAGCCTGACAGCTCAGTATGACTCAGGGTCAGCAGAGTATTACGTTGAGTACAGCATTACACCTCCGACCGGGTATGCGGTGCTGGAGGCCGCATGGGGCAGATCGGCGGCAAGTGGCGTCTGGCACACCTCCGACATCAGGATCACGGAGCTTGCCGGCACTGTCACGGTAAGGCACACCTTGGACGGCCAGAGCGCACTGCCTTTTGTCATCCGCATCACAGTGTCCTATCCTCAGAGTGCCGACCTGGCTGAGCTGGAGGACATCCGCGTCGGGGCCGATGGCACGACATACACGTCAGCCGGCGAGGCCGTCAGGACTCAGATAGGTGATTTAAAGGATGATTTAACGCAGATCGGGAGCGTTCTATATACTAAGGGAGACCCGATACAGTTCCCCACTGACTACAGGGGGCGCGTAATTGTTGACAGCATAACAGGCGAAATCCTAACAGGCGGTCACAATCTTGTAAGCTATATCGGATTCATTGATGGAACTTATACGTTAAACGGCATCACTATTATAGTACAAAGGAATAAACTTACAATCAACGGCACGTCATCGGCGGCGGTTTATTTTGCGCCACATATTGGGATTATTGCAGGGAATGCGGTAGATTTCACCGGGGAAACATCATACAATCTTCCCGCAATAGAATATAGATTTGGCGCAAATTGGAACAGCGTTCCTAATGGCTTTTCATTTGGAGTAAGATCGAGAGTATCTGGGAATGCTGTAAATGTATCCCAATCGGAGGTATATAAAGATGTAGTTTATGATCAAAGTACATGGGGAGAACTATATTTATATATCCCTTCAGGCAGAACTGTGCAAAATGCAGTTATAGAAGTTGGACTTGTCCCGAAATCTGTTGATATTGCACAAAATTATTTTTCCGAGTATAACACTATACGCACAATTAATGCTATTGGGATATTTGAATTATCCTCGTATAGTATTTTAAATGGTACTGCATCAGTATATGATGTTGAAATCAATACAGATACCTTCGGCGCAAGCAGATA